TACAACGAAAGCTTAATCAACTAACGGAGAGTGAACTATGGCAACTGATCGAAGCGGAACTGGCAGGCAAGAAGCGTGTGTCTTTGATCGAGCGGATGCATATGCGGGCGGCAGCATTACGTACTACCCGCGAGAGGCTGGATCTCTTGAAACGTGCGACGCAATCTACGCCGTAGGCGTGGCGACCGACGTGCAGAAGACGTGGCGCCGGTACGGTTGGGTGCCGCCGTCGGAACTTCCCGAGTACCATGACAAGTGGGCACGCGCCCAACAACCCACACGCATATCGGAGGTCGGACGTGGTTGATTACAGCGAAGGCTATCTAAACTTGAAGCAGATCGTGGACGAGATTTGGGAGGCAATGATGGCCAACGATCCCACTCGCGCACGTGACCTGTGCGCAGCGGTCGTCGTCGAGGCTCGGATGCTGCGCCATCAGATTGGAATCCAGCATGACAGCAGCAACCAAAGTTGAGCGGTACTTGAAGGACCGCAAGACGCCCGTAACGCCCAAGCAGATTGCGGATTACTTTCTCTACAGCCACGCAACCGTCAATAAGGCACTCAATGATCTCGAACAAGCAGGCAAAATCGCGCGCACCCAACAGCGCACCTGGCACATCTGTCGCATGGCCGTTCCCCCGCCAGCCGCTCCCGCACCAGCCGAACAGCGTGCCACCTACGACCGACCGATGCTCAACTCGTACCCGCACGCACGCGGATATGATGACTGAACTGGGAGAAGCTAAATGGTAGACATGGTGAACCACCCGCCGCACTACACACGCGGCGGCGTGGAATGCATCGACGCGCTTGCGTCAGCGACCGCAGGGCTGGAAGGGCTTGATGCGGTTTGCACCGCCAACGCCATCAAATACTTGTGGCGCTGGAAACAGAAGAACGGCGTTGAGGACTTGCGGAAGGCTCAGTGGTATATCAGCAAGCTCATTGAGACATCTGTAGTGCCGCAGCCCGACCTTCTTCGACGCGCCTCGCCCAGCCCCGGCCAAACGTGGGCCAAGTGGGCAGCGTCTGAAGATAGACAAGACGATTGTCTTGGAACTTGTTGATGACGTCAGACGCCGGCATGGCAGCGACGGCCTTCAGCGTCATGGGGCCGATCGCGCCGTCCGGCGTTGCACCGATCACTTCTTGCAGGAGCTTGGCCGCGCGGCCTGGGCCTGAGTTGATGGCGGTATCGAAGACCACGTAGTCGACACCCGCCGGCAGATCGTCGGCGCGCACCTTGTCCCAATAGCGCTCCTTGTAGAGCGGCGCCACGTCGCTGGGCTGGAGATCGCGCATGTCCTGCTCGGTCACGGGGCGACCGCACCACTTCTCCCACGTCGCCTTGGTGCAGCCCAAGTTGGTGATGCCGCCGGGATCGGACGGGTGGTTTACGTAGCCGCCCTCGTGATGCAGCACAGCCGCCAGCGCCCGCTCCCAGTTCTCTTTCATTTCTTGCTCTCAATCGTATCTTGCTTGGCCTTGCTGCCGGCGCTGCTGCCAAAGAAGAAGTTGAGGATTGTGGCCACTACGGTCGCCAAGATGAAGCCCAGCACCGTGTCAGCAAAGCGCACGTTGTCGGTAGGGATCGTCACCATCGTAATCATAAAGATGTAGCTCGCTGCGACCAGCGACCAGAAGGTCGCCAGCACGTAGACGAACGATCGGCTGATGCCGTTGCCGTTGATGAGCGCGGCGATCTGCATCGCGCGGGCGTCTGCCGTGTTCTTGTTCGCCTGCTCGACCATGAATTCTTCATGCTGCATCGCGCGTTCACGCAGGCGCGTGATGTCTTCGGCGTTCATGTCGGGCTTGAGTTCAACACCCGTCTTCTCCTGCACGTAGTCGAGCCCCTTGTCCACGACCGCTTGCGCGACCTTGGGCAGGTTGTTCTGGATGAGGGTAGATACGATACCAGCGACGATGGGTAGCATCAGTAACTAACCTCCGCAAGGGCCAACATCAGGACGGTCATTAACAAGACGATGATGCCGAAGATGTAGTTCATTTTAGGTGAAACGTAAGATTCTTGTGCCGTGGATAAGTCACCACCTTTTCCCCTTCTGGACACTTGTACTTGATAGTCGCCAGCAGCGTAGCTTTTCCCGGCGCGGGTGTTTCTCTTAGCGTTAGGTAATAGGTAAAGGTATCAATGTCTGGGCCGGCAGGGCCGGAGAACTTAGGGTTGGACGACACCGCTTCTAAAACTACGCCCTTGCCATCTCTAATCGCCGGGACAAAAGATTCGACTGAGCAGTCATCCCGCTTTTTGATTCTGGCTACCGTTACCGAAATCGGCTCACCAATACTGGCAGGCTCAATCTGGAAGTGTTCCGGTGCCCACTCGATGATGGTTCTATCCACCCAGCCAAACTTGTCGAACAACGTATACCCGCCGCCGAGCGCAGCAATACTAGCCGCCACCGCACCAATTGCTTTATGTAAGTCAATCATTCCGGCCACCGATCCACCATGAACATGACGATGTGAAAGAGAATCAGCGCGCCTGTGGCCACGACGACGGCGATCAAACCTGCATCACTTGCGTTCTTGATGAACTTCTTGCGCCGCCTGATCTGTTCGTAAATCATCTTCTCGCGCTGCTCTTTGATGCGCCGTCGCATTTGCACAAACTCAACGTAGCCATCGCGGCCAAGGTGCTGGAGCGGTCCGTAGTGGAACCAGTGGTACAGCGTCTTTTCCATTTCCTTGATCTTGACCTGGGCGGCGTAGGCGTCAAACGCCTCAACGGTGGCTGATTTGGAAAAGGTGAGTTTTTTGAAGAGCGGGGGCTTGGCCTGCTCGCCGTTCATCCACTCTTGCAGGTCACTGACGGCGCCGGCCCACTTGCCGAGCTGGCCGAAGACATCCTCGGCCTCACGCCCCAGCTCTACCGCTTTCTTCAGTCCGTTGAAGACGGCAGTCGCAGTCGCCAACAGACTGATTGGGTCTAGCATCTCACACCTTTAACACGAGCCCCAAGAGCAGCAGGATGATCGCGCCCGCAGTGCCGATCAAGATATGCTCCAGCCGCTTGATGCGCAGGATCGTCTCTTTCCATCGTTCCGCGCACACCGCTTCATGCGTTGACAAGCGAGCCTCCACTTCGTTCATAGATGCCATCACTCTGCTCCAGAAACTGCCGCCCCTGCTGTCACTGCGGAGCCGGTAGGAATCCATGACCTGTCGTCTGACAACGCCTTTAGCACCTTGTTGCGCTGAACTGCGGGGACTTTCTCAAGCGCCTTGAGCAAGTCTTCATTGCTGCGCAACGACTTGATAATAGCGTCCATCGTCTTAATGTCGGCTTTTGCACCCAAAATCGCAAGAACACGATTGCCCGCAGTCACAGTTGGATCAAACAATGCCGGCAATTTAAACATGCCTCTGTTACGCTGCAAGATGTCTTCGATTGGCTCTCGGCCTTCTTTGACCGCCGTTTCAATTGCGCCGCGCCGCTCAACACCTTCAGCCAGTTTGTTGAGCGTTGGATACTTAGCGCCCATCTCTTTAACGATGTCGTAGTTGCCGACGCCGAACACCTTCTCAATCTCTTTCGGATTGTCGCCGCGCACCAAGCGCACGTACTCGTCAGGCGAACGCTTGAACAAGTCGAGCGCTTTGGCCGCCAGCTTCTGCTGGTTGACTTCTGTCATGCCCGATTGGAACGCACGCAGATAATCGCCCCAACCTTTACCGCCTGCTGCTTCAATGGCATTGTCAATGATAGGTTTGATGTCCGACAAAATGCCTGCGGCAACTTGGCGAGCAGCCGGCGCGTCTGGATCTTTAAACAATTGGCGCACAACGCTAGCAACAGAATTCTTGCGAATGGCCTCTAACGCATCCGGCGCAATAACACCGCCACCGTTTGTCCATTCTTGTATGTCATTGACAACACGATTAAGAGCAATTCTAAATTCACGATTGCCCGCTGTTTCTGCTTTAGCCCCTAGCGCTTTAATCTGACTGACAACATCGGCGGACGTCAAAGGTTTAAGACCTTCAGCCTCTAGACTATCTAGTTGGTACTTGGCAAAACGCCCCGCATCACCAAATTTTAATGAGCCTTCCGCAGCATCGGTCATCATTTGATCAGCCCGTTGCGCAAGTTCTTCAGGATATGAATAACGTCCTGAAATACGTGGCGCGCCTGTGAGCTCTGGCCGGCCCGCACCTGCGCCGCCTATTGGATATGCTTGGCCGGCTTTAGTTGCTGCCGCTGCTCTTGCGCGTTCTAGCCGTCGAACATCTTCAACTTTACCGGCGGCAGCGCTTTCAAATCGCGCCACGTCTTCTGCAAGCGGTAAGCCGTATTTAGCGCCCATGGCAGCGTCACTTAACGCCTGCTCGCGCATCGGCGCGGTCAAACCGCGCAGGTTTTGTTTCGTAGCCTCGCGGGTCGCACGGGCTTCGGTCTGCGTGACGCCGCCTGCAATCCGCGCAAGCTCGTTGACTTGATCTTCACCTTGTAGGCGCCGAAGAGCGTTGATTGTGTTGTCTGGGTCTTTCTTTGCTGCAAGATCGACCAGCGAAATAAACGCGGGGCGCGACACGCCAACAAGCGCCTCGTCAGGAATTCCAGTGCCGGCTGCGCGGAGCGCTGCTATAGCGTTTGGCATGTTCTGCTCGCCAATCGCCTCCCGCAACACATTAACCGCGCGGCGTTGGGGCAGCCCCATGCTAAGTACGTCCATTGCGGCGCCGGTGCCTTTCGCGCCTGCCTTAACAAGACCGCTTAATGCAGGCCCAGCAACCGCACCAATGCCAGCCCCTGTTTCGATGTCTTCGCCAGTCATAGCCGCAGCACCGCCACCTACGGCAGCGCCTGCGCCCATGCGCGCGGGAAGAGACGGGCCAACAAAGCCGCCAGTCTCAAGCGCTCTTGCCAAGCCTGGCAAACCAGCCCGAGCGGCGCCTACCCCCAGCGCGGGACCAAGGCCCGCAGTGCCTGCGATTTGAGTGCCTACGCGGCCTACTGTGCGCCCTGTGGCGTCTGGCTCAGCGCCTAGCACTTCGGTAGAAAACTGTTGGATCAGCGCGCGCCTACGCGCGTTCTCAGCAGCGCTCTCAAACGGGCGAATGACCGTAGACCCAATACTGCCCAGCCCTTCTACAATGCCGCCCCGTATGTTGCGCTCGGCTTGGGCAATTGACGCGCGCGCTTCGGGCGAAATAAAAGGAATCGCTTCAGCGGTGGACAGACGCGCGGCAGACGGCGCGGGCATTTCCGGCGCAGGCGCTTCAAGCCCCGATACGTCATAGCCGTTGTTGCGCAGCTTTTCGACAAGCTGTGCTTTCGTTGTGCCTTCGGGCACGTTACGAATAACCGTACCGTCAGGCAGCCGAACGTCCATTATCTTAAATCCTTAAAATCAACTGCATTTTCGCCGGGTGTAGTCGCTGCGTTGCCGCGAGGCGTAGCGCTGCGAGGCTCTGCTGACCGAACCCTTGATTGCGCGCGCTCAACGCCTTTTTTAATGATGCCTTGTAATTCTCGCGCCGCGTCGATAAATTCTTTTTCGCTTTGCGCCAAGGACATTCGATTAATGGCTTGCGTACCCTTTTCACCTTCAATGTTGGTAATCTGGCCGCCACCTTTAAGTGTCTCGTAAGCCTGCAAGAAACTTTCGCCTTTGAGCTGATCAAAGCGCGCTTGAAAATCAGCAGCCGGAGAGCCCGGTACAAATCGCGCTCCAGGTAGCAAAGTTGCGCCGACAGTCATCTCAAAGCCGGGGTGTGGGCGCGTAGCCGCTTGAGTCACTTTGCCGGTTTTCGGATCTTTTATTTCCGGTTTGCCAATCATGGCGTCGATGTTGCCTAGCATCATTTCGGCCGTTGTAATCACTTTTGGCAGCGTCTCCGCTGCTACTTGGTCATTCTTGCCGGCGGCCGCCCCCGCTGCACGGGCGCGCTCCAACATTTGCTGATATTCGGGATCGGCTTGACGGCGCTGATTTTCTTCTGCTATTCGTACTCGGCGTTGATCAAGGTCATATCGTTTTTCATCTCGTAGCAAACGCTCACGTTCAATGTCAATACGTTGCTGCTGTAAGTCTTGACCTCGCTGATCTTGCCCGACACGCTCTTTCGCCGCACGCGCAGAGATCATAGCCGCTTCGCCTCGTACGCCCGCTGCTTTGGCTGTCGCTTCTTGGGCAGCGGTCGTGCGTTCTTTGATCGCCGCTTCCAGCCGATCTTTCTGCGACATGGTGGTGTCGAGAATTTGCTTGACGCGCGTCGGGTCGTACGTCGACCCCAAAAACTGTACGTCGGCAGGCGTGAAGATACCCTGCTCTGACAATTTCTTAATCGCAAAATCAAACGAATCTTGATCCCTAGCCGCGCCGAGCACTCGACCCACAAGATCAGCTTTGCTAATCATTCCTTTGTATTCGGCTTCTTGGGCCTTACGGCGCGTTTCTTCCAACTGGGCTTCTGACTGCATGAGAGTGCGCGCCTCAGTCAAGAACCCGCCGCGTACCAAAGCAGGTGAGATTTCAGCCGCTTTAGCTTCCGGCCCAAACCCACCTAAAATTTTCTCAAGCTCACCTTTGCGCCGCTGCTCGCGCATAGCGTTCTGGATCTTCATTTCGCCCATACGCTGTTCTTGAAGGGCGTTCTGGATCTGCGCTACGCGACCTGATTGGGCTAGCGGATCGGGCAGTTGCAGCCCTTGCACTTGCAAAGCGATGTTTGGTTGAAGCGGCATAGCTATTCCTTACGGGAGGTACGACGACCGACGCAAAGCGTTTGCCAAGTCTTGATTAGCTGAATAGTTTAGGTACTGACCTAACGCCCCTGTCAAGGCATTTGTCATGCCCACTTGACCAGCCGCTTGCGCCGCTCCGATGCTAGTTGTCAGGTTGCCTGCGGTCTGCCCAAATGCCCCCGCAGCAGCTCCTTGATTAGATGCCGCCGCTTGACCCAGCGTCGTCAGGCCCGACAACGGTTGCAGGCGGTTGGAGCGCTCGGTTTGGAACCGATTGAATGCGCTGCCGTACTCTTGCGAGCCCATCTCTTGACCGTAGCGCTGCAACGCCTTGCCGGTAGCGCCGGACAGCAGACCGCCCTTCGCGGCGCGGCTGGCCTCTAGCGCCTTCATACCTTCGCTCAACCGGAACGCATAGCCGGGGTCAGCCTGAAAGTCTGACATGCCAAACGGACGCGCAAACTTGCCGTATTCGGCAGCCGCCGTGTTGCCCGACAGCCCGAGCAGGTTAAGGAGCTGATTCTGCGCCGTGATGCCGGCTGCGCGGTAGGGCTCTTGCAGCGCCTTCTGCTCGTTGAAGATGTCACGGGCAAGCTGACGCGCCTCACGGGCTGACTCTGCTTGGATGTTTGCAGCGTCCGTGGCCGCGCGGGAGCCCATAAAGGCGCTGGCCAGCAAAGACAACGGAACACCGTAATCTTTGGCAAGTTTGGCAAAATCACTGAGATTAAACCCAGCGTTTGTAATTGCTGCTGCGTCAGCAGCGCTAATAACAGAGCCAGTTACGGGGTCTAGCACATCGCCAGCGCCGCCGTAGCCTGACAGCGCGTTAGTGGCTGCCCCCGCCCCAGTTGCTGCACCAGCGGCGGCAGCACCTAGCCCGGTAGCGGCGTCAGCGCCGGTAATTACTCCGCCGGTTGCGGCGTTCAACACATCACCAGCGCCACCGTAGCCTGCAAGGGTACCGGCACCTGCTCCAGTAGTTAGCGCGTTAGACGACCCAA